GCACAAAAGACCCACGCATTAACTTCTGATTATGAGCCAAACCTTGGCCAATCTTTTTATAGCTTTAGAACACCCACTAACCCTGAAAACGTTCAGGCTACAGTAAATCCGATACCCGGTGTTAATCCTCTTAACCCGCAAAAGCAAACATACGAACAGTTCTACAAAACCGCTAAAGGCGGAACACTGGTTAATCTTGGTGGTGACCGTTCTCGGCTGGGTCGGCTTACGCATATCCATGGACAAGAATTGGCTTGGCCCGTTGATCTTCATGCGGGTCCGCAATACATGCTGGAACCCAATAAGGGTGCGGTGTGGGCTAATGCTGCAGGACAGACGACAAGAAACAAACGATTAATTGAAGATTTGCAAAGAAAAGGACCAGTATACGGGGTGTATTCTCCCATGGGTCCAAAGTCGGTTGATTCATCGTTCCAAATGTCAGACGCGCTTATGTCGCAATTAGCTAAACAAAAACCAGAACCAGAAATGGTTAAAAAGTTTGATAAAGAACTTCGTGCTGGTTTGTTTGAAGAGCCTGCTAAACGCGATAAGGCTGTTGAAAAAATGAAAGAGTGGCCGGGCCTCGATGACCCATGGGCTGCAAGAAACTTTTTAAAGACATTACCGGGTACGACACGCAGTCTTATTGTTAAGCATATGGACAAGTCGGGGTATCACAAGGCAGGGTTCCCTCATGTCGGTATGACCAGAGTAGCATTGACTGATCCAGAACTGCTTAAAACTGGCGGCAATATGATTGGTCATCGAGTGGTTGAACTCACGCCACAGAGCATCGAGGCATCCGCGTTTGAACACAATACATATCCAGAAATAACAAGCGGACGTTATGTGGCAGACATACCGTTGGTTCAGCGTCACTATGCTTTACCGGAAGCAGTAAAACAATTTGCCGAAGAGCCACATAAGCCGGGCGTTTTGCATCCATATTCTGAAAATCCTAATGCCCGTTCTGGGTTTAAGAAGATGACAGAAGAGCAGAAGTTGCTGCAAAACATTGATGAGCCGTGGCTTGAAAGTGTTTTAATGGGAATAAAAAACCAATCTAAATACGGATTTAAAAAAGGTGGGCGTGTAGCGTACAAGAAGGGTGGTAAAGTAGAAGGGTCTATTTGGCATGAGGACGATATTGGCATGGGCGATGAACCCGTACAGCCACACGCCTTACTGCACCCTGAAAAAGATCCCGGCAAAGTAGGCGTTATATCATCCAAGGTGTTAGAGGAGGCAAATGAACTTCCCAAGATGGGAACTATTCATTGGCATAAACCTGTGGTTGATCAAGATGATCATGTGCAACGCACCATACGCCATCGGTTAAATGATTTTACTATTGAAGAGCGCAACAATTTTGCAGCAGGTGGCCGTGCTCATTTTGATGAAGGTGGTATTACTGAACACGAATCATTAAATGCTGTTGCCCGTGGCGAAACAGAACGTGCCGAAACCGACGCACCTGCCCCGAGCAAAAATGAAAACAATGGTAAAGGTGATTCGTTTGTGGATCAGGCTGGTCAAGCAGCTAGTGGTCTTGCAAATATGTTTGGTGGTTTTTTTGTATCACCTGCGGAAGCGAGAGAGGTTTATACGCCCGGGGCTGGACCAGTAAACGCACCATCACAGGAAGCTCGATCGTTTGTAGGTCCGCATGAAACATTAAATGCGGTGTTGGGAAGCGGCAAAGCGGATATAGCGCCTACAGGATTAACCCGTGGTACGGCTACGCCAGAAGATACGGCTAAAGCAAATGCCGCAGAAGCCGCCGCAGAAAAGATGGATATTGCATTTGGTCCGCCGCTGGGAGTTGGGACAACATTTAATACTCCGCCTTTGCCCGGTGGACCGTTTGAGCCAAAACGTTCTGCTACAGGTACTCCATTGGAATCCATATTAGCGGCTGGTCAACCTACACTTCCTGAAACGCCTGTTCCCTCAACGACAGATCCATTATCAACTATTTTAAACCCGCCCAAACCCATGCCATCACTTGCTGTTCCAGCGGGTGGTCCACCCATGCCATCAACGGCGGTGCCAGTAGAGCCTGTAAAACCAGTGGAACCAGCGGCACCTGTACAGACACCAGAACCGGAAATACCAGCGCAGCCTGTCATAAATCCGACACTTAATGTTCCGTTGCCAACCCCAAGACCGGATCAACCTATTTTAAACGTTCCACTTCCTACGCCAAGGCCTGATCAGCCTATTTTAAACGTTCCATTGCCAACACCAAGGCCCGATCAAGCTATATTAGGGTCAACGCCACAGCCTATGCCAACACCCGGAAATGTTCCGCTACCGCCTGTCAATCCTGCAGGATACGGGGAAGGAAATTTACTGAATAACATCTTGAAACCATTTGGTTTAGATAGCGAGTCATGGGTTTCCAATAAAGCTAAAACCTATACTAATCAAGGAGTTAGTCCGTCCGACGCTTATACCAAAGCGCAATATGACCTTCTTGGCATTCAATCGGGTCTTGCAAATCAGCGTCAAGGATTAAATCAAACCCGTAAGGTTAGAAAGTTGATGCCTGACGGCACTTACCAATTGGTTGATGAGCCATTTAAGAAGGGTGGCGTTGCAAAATCACGTCGTTCCCTGCATAATACCGCAGTTGTTGAGCAAGCGCTCAATAAGGTCAATGCTCCGTTGCCAGCATTAGATCTCCCCCTCATGGCAGCAAAAGCGGGACGCCGCTACTAACTCCTTGGAGAATCATATGTCTGAAGCCGCCAAAACTGCGCGGAATGCAATGAGGGCTAAAGCCGAGCGCCTCACATCCGCCGATCCTAACGAAAAAGTTGATTCGTCGTCTTGGTCACCCGCCCCGCTATTGGAAGCTGACAAGAAAACGGGCGCACGTCCACTTGTAAAGCGGCTTTATAAGAAAGGCGGAAAGGTCGTTGGGAAAGCAGAAGGCAAAAAGGCAGAGTTTCGTGGGGACCGTAAACCGCGTAAGAGTGGCGGCCGCACAGAACACAAGGCACCATGGGTTGATGATCTGATTAACCGTGATGTGCGGATGGCCAATGATATGCGCGAAGGCGTAAAGCACGAAGGTGCGTTTAAGAAGGGTGGCAAGGCACAAAAGCTAGGCGGCGGTCCTATTGGCGCAAACCCAGTTGGTCAACAGAACCAGATGATGGGCAAAGCTGCTGGCATGATGAAAAAGGGCGGCCGTGCTCATAAAGCCAAAGGCGGTACGGACCTTTCATATCTTCCAATTGAGAAGAAAGAAGCGCCAAAGCCATTTAAGCCAACAGGTATTGAACAGGATTATAACCCTAATGTGTCGGTAAATCGTAACTATACTGGCCCGGATTATAGCGAGGGTGCTGCCCAAATTACTGAAATGCTTTCACGTAACCCACGGCAGTCTCCTGATTATCCTATGGCCCGTAAACACGGCGGTAAAATTAAAAAGTTTGCCAAAGGCGGCGATCCTATTTCCATGGAAAAAGACGCAGATTTTATGCGTAGAAACATGGATGTATCCAAAAAACTTGATCAAAGTGGTGTAAAGTCTTCATTCACCCCAGAAGGTGGATATTACGAAGATGCTAAAAAACGGTTTTTACCTATTCTGCAAGACATGTCTCATGAATCAAGCGGATTAAAGCGTGGCGGAAAAACCGATGGCCACAAGGTCAAGTGGATACAGGACGCCATTAAACATCCCGGCTCGCTCCATAAGGCGTTAAAGGTTCCTGAAGGCAAGAAAATCCCTATGAAAAAGCTGCATGCAGCCGAAGAAAAGGGTGGAAAACTTGCCAAGAAGGCGCATCTTGCTGAAACTTTACGTGGCATGCATCACGCGTCGGGCGGCGAAGTACAAAAAGCCATGATGAAGAACGTACGCAAGTCGATGTATCCGCAGGGCATGTATCACCCGTCAGAATATGGCGAGCATGGTGAGCACATGGCTTCGGAACCCGGCATGAACAAATTAATGGGTACAAAGGCCGACATCAAAACCATGACGGAATTGATGAAGCGTGGTGGTAAACAACCTGACTTCTTGTCGTTCTCAAAAGAAACAAAACAAAAAACTGGCCGCAAGCATGGTGGTAAAGCCAGCCATTCAGACGAGGCACAGGATAAAGAATTGATGCACAAGATCCTTAAGCCTAAAGCGTTTAAGGCAGATGGCGGCCCAACAAAATTAACTCCTCTGCAGGAAATGATCAAAAAGGTAGAGGATGCTGGAACACGGGCTGGACAACAATTAGCCGCACAACGTCGGTTGCAGGCCCAAGGTAAAATGGACCCAAGACGCGAAGCTGCTATGGCTCGTGGTGATATGTCGGGTCCAAACTTAAATTACTTTGACAAGCCATTTAGCCGCCGCGCTGAAGGTGGAAAAGCGATGCATCATGAGGATTGCTCTTGCAAAATGTGCATGGGTGGCCGCATGGGCAAGTATTCCGGCGGTGGTGTGTTTGACGGTAATTCTAAGGAAAAAGTACCGGGTGTAGTACCGGGTGGCCGTATGGCTCATGCAGCAGGCGGAAAGACCAAGGGTAAAACCAACATCAACATCATTATTGCTGCAGGTAAAGGTCAACAGCCTACGGGCATGATGGGTGGCGCTCCGCTTCCTAATGCTCCTGTGTCGCCTCGTATCCCACAACAGGCAGGAATGCCTCCAATGGGACCACAAGGTATGCCTCCAATGCCGCCACAAGGTATGCCAATGCCTCCGCAGGGTATGCCTATGGGCCGCAAGACAGGTGGCCGAGCCTATCCAATTGATACGGGTTCAGGTGGTGCCAATGCTCGGTTGGAAAAAATAGAAGCCTACGGTCTCGAAACACCAAGAGGTCGTAATTCTGGTGGTCGTTTAAACGACTTTTATAGACAGCATGCTGAAATGATTCGGGAAAATCCTGCAATTGCTGCTGCAAGGGATAAGGGTAAATCTGAAAAAACTCCAAATCCGCATCCTCCCGGCACGGAAAAACACGCTAGTTGGCAATATAGATATGACAATTATGCTCCACCAAAATACAGTCCTATGCCAAAGACACAAAAAAATACTTTGGACATGATGTCAGATAGTCAACGAAAAGCCTATTCTGAAACGCGTTAAATAATACTTTTCTCGGGTGTGTCTCCCATCCGATGAGAGGAGGGCCGGGCGCTTTTAACCCCTCTGGCGTCCGGTCCAGCCATTTAAGAGGGGTCTCAACCAGAGGGGTCTGGAATGTTAACGACTAAAGACCAGTTCGAAAAAGAACTGAAAAAACTAATATCTGAAGCCTATCAAACGGCACGGGATAACCTTGCGGGTGGTTCTGCTAATTCATACGATGAGTATAAGAAGGCAGTTGGCATGGTGCAGGGATTAGCCTTAGCCCTTGAATTTATGGATGAAGCCAATAACATTTTAAGCAAAATGCGTTAAGGAATAAATAAATGCCTCCTATGAAAATGGAACACACAGTAGACCCATCAGTTGAAATTAAAGAAGCAATTGGTGACCTAAAAGACTTTCAACTTTTTAACAATCAAATCCTCGTTGGTATCTACATCCGTCCAACCAAAACCAAATCTGGTATTATTCTCACCGACAAAACTGTTGATGAAGACAAATATCAAGGCAAAGTTGGCTTGGTATTAAAAGTTGGTCCTGTCGCTTTTAAAGATGAAAAGGGCGAATGGTTTAAGGATGTATCTATTAAAGAAGGTGACTGGGTTGTTTTTCGTCCATCCGATGGTTGGGCGTTAGCAGTAAACGGTGCTCCGTGCCGTATTTTGGAAGATTACACCATTCGGGCGCGTATTCAGTCGCCTGATTATGTTTGGTAAGGAATAAACATGGCAAAAGATGATGAACCAGAACTCCAACTGGACTTAGAACCTCTTGATAACGAAAAAAAACAAGATGATATTATTGTTGCAGAGGTAAAAGAGCCAGAAAAAGAGCCATTTAGCGGTCCTCAAAATGAATTAACCGTAGAGGATGGCATAAATGAACTTAAAAATCGTTTAGAAGAAGAGCGTAAGGCTCGAGAACTTGCTGAACGACGCGCAAATGAAGCAACTGAAAGATTTGCAGCCGCTCAAAACGATGTAAACGATACCAATTTACGGTTAATTGATAGTGCAATTGATACAATTAAGCGAAATACGGACATTTTAAAGCAAAACTATCGTGATGCGCTTTCTGTGGGTGACTATGATGCCGTTGCCGATATTCAATTATCGATGACAAAATCGGAGTTAGACCTACGCGATCTTATGAGAGGCCGGAACCAAGCAGAACAAGCCGCAAAGGCACCTGTACGCCCTGCTTACGCATCCAATGATCCCGTAGAGGCATTTGCATCTCAATTAACCCGCGAATCAGCGGATTGGATTAGGGCGCATCCTGAATATGCCAAGGATGAAACGTTAAAAGCGGACATGATTGACGCCCATAACTCGGCCGTCCGTCGTGGTATCAAAGCTGATACGCCTGAATACTTTCAATATGTAGAACGCAAGTTGGATATACAGACAGCCCGTTTACGCGAACCGGAACCAAGTGCCATGTCAGAGGCTTCTGCCCCTACCCAACGGCGTTCTGCACCTCCAGCGGCCCCAGTGTCTCGTTCTGGAAGTTCTGGAAGCACAAACCCAAATTCCAATGTTGTCAGGCTTACAGCCCTTGAGCGTGAAACCGCCCGAGATCTTGGCATGACCGATCGTGAATACGCATTATCAAAACAAGCCCTTCTTCGTGAAGGTAAAATAGCAGGTTAGGAACAACCATGAGAAATATTGCTGAAGACAAAAAAGAACGGCCACCGATTCGGCCAACGGCTCGTCCAGAAACAAACGAAGGTGCTGATATTGCATCAGAAAGTCCCCGCGAACGTGCGGCAAGACGTGCTGCAGAACTTCGTGGCCATAACAATGCCAACCTAGATGAAGGCGTCGATAAGTTTGCCACTCCAAATCCACCGGAAGGTTGGTCGTATGAGTGGAAAATGAAGGCAGTTATGGGATGGGAAGATCCGTCGCATTATAATAGAATTACTGTTGGCGGCTGGGAGCCTGTAGAAGCTAATCGACACCCCGAAATGATGCCAAAAGGCTACGTGGGATCTATCGAACGCGAAGGCATGGTCCTATGCGAACGGCCTTTGGAAATTACCGAAGAACGTAAACACCGTGACTATTTGAATGCCCGCCAACAGGTCCAAATTAAGCAGGGCCAATTGGATCCCAAGGGTAAGGGCGGTCTTATTAGCCGCGAAGATTCTCATATTGCTCCTAAGATTAAGAGCAGTTATGAGCCTATGCCAATACCAGATTAAGATTGGGGGCTTTGGCCCCCTTTTCTTTTTGTAGGAAATCTGCAATAATACATTTCCTTTTCCCCCGGCGTGGAAAAGTTGAACCTATTAACCCGTTTCTAAATCGCCCCGGTGCGCGATGATTGGAACTCTCTGAAAGGAGAACCCGTCATGGCGAACACTTTTGCGCCCTACGGATTTTTGCAGGCACAGGGTGGCGCAGGTGGAGCACCTACTTTCGCTCAGTCAGCCCGTCGCATTGCATCGACCAACACGACCCCTATTTTCACTGGTGACCCAGTACAACCTGTAACCTCGACGGCAAACGGCTACATCACGCAGGCAACTGCAGGTGGTTCGGTTCAGCTTGCTGGTATCTTCGTAGGTTGCCAATACTTCTCAACTTCGCAGAAGCGCACCGTCTGGTCTTCTTATTGGCCGGGTTCGGACGCAACTGGCGACGTTATTGCCTACGTCATTGATGATCCAGCATCCCGCTTCATCGTTCAGACATCGGGTGCAGGCTTCCCTGTCACGGGTACGGCTACATCGCAGACCTCTGGCGTTCAGGGTCAGCTTGCTACGTTTGCTTACTCCACGACTGGCGCAACATCAGGCAACAGTACGGGTGGTAACAATGCTACGGGCCGTTCAACGGCTTATATCAACGCCACCGCAACCACCAACACCTCGCCATTCATTATCGTTGATTATGCCGTTTCTTTCGGCAACGGCGGCGACCAAACAACTCAGTACTGCAATTTGCTCGTTGGCTTCAATAACGAAGTCTGGCGTTCGAACTCTGCTGTAACTGGCATCTCGTAAGGAGTGAAGTGTCATGGCTGTTAATCTAAGTCAAATTAAAGACCTTCTCCTCCCCGGTCTCCGTGGCGTTGAAGGCAAGTACGAGATGATCCCATCTCAGTACGACAAGATCTTCACCAAGCACGATTCGAAAATGGCTCTCGAGCGTACTGCAGAAATGCGCTACCTCGGATTGGCCCAGCTGAAGACCGAAGGTGGTCAGACGTCGTT